ATTCTGGATTTCCGACCTGATTCCATTCATATACATGGTGAAGAGTTTTAGGCTTTACTCTAGCCTGAGAATCTACATATTCGCCAAAGTCTTTTTCTAATTGATTAAATATAACTTCTCTAAATTTATTTTTAAATGCCGCATTTGTGGTTAATTTACTAATTACCTGAACGTTGTAATATACGTATGCGGATATTTGAGCTACAAGACTTTCTTTTAAAATGCCGCCCTTGGACTTAACCATAAGGTTTTGTAGTCCACTAGCGGCCTGAATTAAGGGAGTACTATAGTCCAATTCTCTGGTTCTCCGATCTCTTAATTACTGAGTTGTATGCTATCACCGTGCCAAATCCGTCTGTTACGGGAGTGCTTCCAATTACCTCAAAAACGGTGGGGGTTTCTGAAGGATAATTTAATTCTACCCAGATAGGATTATTCTTTGAATCTCTAATGTTTGTAATTTTTTCTCTATAGGTTAATCTATGAGAAGTTCTTACTTGAAGAATCTCCTCGTTATTATATTTACTTCCAAAGGACTGAATGCTGTTTGTGCGGGTAGATGAAGAATTACTGATTACGCCTTTTGCTGAGCAGTCTATGGTTTTGTAATAAACCCATTCTTTTACCAATGCTCCAGTATCAGCATCTTGCAAATCAAATTGACGATACACGTCCATTTTCATAGACAATACTGAGTCTACGAGGTCTAACATTTATACCACTACCATTTGGGTTAAAACATAGTCATCAAGTAGGACATCGGCAAGTTGATTGCCTGTTCCTGAATAGGCCGCTCCAGAGTATTCAAACTGCCAATCAAAGGTCTGGATGTTCTTTACGTATTTAGTTCTCCATACAGTATCTTTAGCAAAATAATCTTTCATAAGTTCAATACATGCAAGTTGAACATTGTAAGGAACTTCTTCCCAGCCGTATCTACCTTCAACTCTATATCTTACATTCTTTGCAAATGCCATACCGCTAAATGTATCATTTATGGACGGCGGCACAAGACCATTAGCAATGTATACGGTATTGTCTAGTAGCCCAGTTCTATCAACTCTAATACCAAATTTAGTTTCTGAAATAATTGGAGTGTATGTCCAGTTGTTTACAGTTGGAGTAGAAACAGTATCTACAAGTAAAATATCATTGTGATAAAGTTTATGAACATTTATAATACGATATGGAAGCGGAAGGATATCAGAATCACTTCCAAATACTACCTCTTTATCATCATATGGATAAAATTCTTGCTTGGTATATTCTTCTATCTTTTTACGAGCATATCTTTCAGCTCTAGCAATTTCGGTGTATGTTTTATAATTAGGATCACCTGGATCTACTCCAAGATTTAATTCGTCCATTGCCTCATAAATATTTACATATGGGGTTACTACATCTACATATGCTGTATATGAGGCGGCGCTAGAATTGACCGCATACTCCCAAAGGAGTTTAAATCTTCTTTGACGCTGGGTAAAGCTTAATGGTAAATTTACATAATAACTACCAATATCTGTTTCTGCCGCCACTGAAGTCAATGTAGTAAGTAAAGTCGTTGGAAGAATTGCTGGTGTTATCGTAATGTCAGAAGTTACATCATACACCTTTACTGTTGGTACAGCGTCTGCTGCTACAATATCTCCCTGCCAAAATACCCTGTGATTTATTGGGGAGTTTGTGTTAATGTATATTTCTGCCATTTGTATGGCTTAGTTGTAGAACTCCTGCACTTCTGCTGGAGTAGCTAACACAAAGCCTTCCTCCTTATCAAAAATTGCTTGGGCTGTATCTTTGTCCATAGCAATAAATGGATGTTCTTTTGTAAATGTATGTCCCATAATTTCGTAGCTAAAGTTTGCACGATTCATTTTTACAAGAACCATATCTTCTTCTTTAACTGCCTTTGGTGCCGCCTTTGGTGGTGTTTCATTCATTTCTAATTCTTCTTCCTCTATGGCCTTAGACTTTTGATATATAGCCCAGGTTACGCCTTCTTCTGCAAGAGCAGCAATTATATCTTTTTTACCTTTTTGTTCCTCTATGTTTACTGCAAAGTCTTCTGCAATTTGCTTTAACTCTGCAACTTTTAATGTATCAAATGACATTAATTTCTCCTTTTGTAGGTTATTTAATTATAGCATTAGTCAATTAAAAGGAAAAGCCCCCAAATTAATGGAGGCTTTTCAGCAGATCTAAATCCTAAATTAGGAAGCGACCTTAACGTTTTTAACTACGACCCATGCATCTGCCTGCTCGATTTGAACGCCAACACGTGTATACATTGTATATTCAATGGAGTCCTTCTTTGGCTGGAAGAAGCGGTATACGGTTACATCACGCTTGATACCAATAACTACGTTATTTGGGAATGTCAAGTGGATATCTCCATGATCGCCAGTTTCGCCAGAGTAGTCTCCGTCTTGTGCCTCTTTTAGAAGAGGTACTTCAACGATTGGAATACCGAATGCGAATGGTGCTACGTATCCTGCTGGACCACCTAGTGGCTCAGTTGCTCCACGGATGATGCTTGATGCAATATCCTGTGGGATAGTTTGATTTGTTCCAATGCTATTTGCGTACAGGAAGTCCTGAATCAAATTGGAACCTGCAAGGAAGCGAAGATCGCCACGGCGTTGCTTGTACTTACGTGGAAGCTTCTTAAGTGCGCTGTTAAATACAGTACGGCTTATGTTTGCTCCTGCAGCATCAACAACATGTCCGCTTGTCTTTGCCCTCTTTACTACACCATTAAATGACTTGTAAAGGAGATCTCCTGTGTTAGCGGTATCTCCATTGAGGACTACGTCTTCAATGTCGTTACCTGCCTGTGTTGCTATCAAACGTGCAATATGATCTTCTAGATCTGGACCCTCAATATTGTCTTCAAGAGACTCTGTTGAAAGCTCCCAGTCTAAACGTAGTTTCTTTGTTGTCAAAGAAATCTTTGAGAAAGATACTGCGCTGTTTGCTGATGAATCGTTATCTGCCTCTGTCGCAAGTTTCATAAGCTTCTCGCCTACTGACATACGATCAATTTCAGTGGTATCTGCTCTCATTCTAACTGTACGTGCGACCTTACCAATTACGGTAGCATCGAACATATAGTCTAGGAAGCGAGCTGATTGTTCTGGATTTAGTAGTCCGCCCTCACCCTCTGAACCGATATGTACGCCTGTGTTTGCTGTTGCAGCTCCAGTCATATTAGCGGTAACGTGAGTGTTAGCAGCTACTGCTTTTTCTAACATTTCATTACTCATTTTATTTTTCACCTACCTTTTTATTTTAAAAGTTGATCTACGGAACTGAGGAAAGAACCGTTCCATTTTGATTTTTTGATTGTTACTTCCTGAGACCCGCCGAGGTCTGAGGACTTCTTAATTGCGGTCTCTGATTCTACCGCTACGACACGCTTTTCTACGCCATCAATCGTGTTCTTGATATCTTCTACAGCCTTTGAAAGTGCTGTATGTTGTTCTGCCAATTCTGAAATACGACCATCGACGCTCTTGCTGAATGTTTCAACTGTCTCTTTGATAGCTGATACCTGTTGAGCGTTAGCTTCGGAAGCCTTGTTCAGTGTTTCTGAGAAAAAGCCTTTTAGATCGCCAAGCATCTTTGCAAAATCAGGTTCATCAACCATAACTTCTGATACGTCGGCTGCTTTTTCCAGAGTTTCGGCAGAAGCGTCTTCAGCAGGTGCTGCTTCTTCGGCAGGAGCTGCTTCAACAGCCGCTACCTCAGCAGGTGCTGTCTCTTCAACTGCAGGAGTTTCTTCAACTACTGCGTTTTCTGTATTTTCTGACACTTCATTACCTCCTTCTGCGTTTGCCTGTTTTGCAATTTTGTTTGTATCAGGCAACGTTAATCTTGACTTATGTAAATCAAGAATTCTATTTATTTCCTTTGCTTTGTTTACATCGTTTGATTCTACCCAACCAATTAAAGTTGCGGGTTTTCCAGAAACTGGTGATGTATATTCTGCATCCGTTGACATGAATACAGAATCACTATCTTCACAATAAAAAATGTTTTCTATTTTTGTCTCTGCTGCAATTCCTTTAAACATTAACTGCCCGTTCATTTTTTGAATAGACAAGATATTGCAAAGTTCATTTGCTGGAGAATCAACTACTGATAGCTCCATTAGAGAATAATCTTTGATAAATCTTACTGGCTTACCTGTTGCTTTGTTTACTTCATTTTCTGAATCAATAATCTTTCCGCCGATTGAAAATCCTTGTAGAGTTCCGTCCAAAATCTTTTCCCATGTATCCTGTGCGCCTTTGGAAATGTATGCGTCTACATAGACTCCGTTAAAAAATTCGCCAGTCTTTGCATCAAAATACGTTTCTGGTTTGAATGAGACCATTTTGCCAACAGCATTGCTTCCGTGCATTTCACGAATATTCCCACGGAAAGATTCAAATGCTTTTAGTGATGCATCTGCTGTTACAACATCTCCTGTTTGATCAAGATTGTCTAGTGTGGCAAAGCCAGAAACTGTGCGCTTCTCACGATTGACTTTCGTGAACGGCACGGATAGGCTGATGTTGTCGCCATTAGATGACCATAGAGATTTCTCAATATTCATATGCTTAATTTTATAACGTTATTATATATAAGGCAAATAATCAGTTGAGCAGTATTACTCGACTTGTCTGCCTTCGCCTTGAGGATTTCTAGATTCCCCCGAAATATCGGGTGAATTATTTTCCCTTTCTTGAGTTCTATTTCTGGTATTTCCAGCTTGGGCTCTTATTTCCGCCTGCTGTTGTGGCTTCAATTGGACTACCTCGTCTCCGCCGTCCCTTGGAACCATACCCTTTCTAATTCTAATTTCATTAGGGGTAATTACCTGCATCCTTAAATATCTCTCATCGATCTTGGATTGGGTATCCTCGTCTGTGAGACTTAATTCATTAAATTTAATTTGCAGAGCATCAGTCATTTCCTCTATTAATTTATTTAATTTCTTTTCTAGAATTTCTTGAACTGGTTTGCATACCTGCTCTTTAAATGTTTTATCTGCATCACGAGCATTTGCCAATGAAATTCCTTGAGGACTTCCAATTTTAGAAATAGGAACACGGTGAGCCATTAATATTTCGTCTCTATTAGATTGACGATATACATTAAATGAGGACTCTTGGGTTCCCGCCTCAATTGGTTCCATCTTAAATTCAGTTTTAGAATCTGGGGAATCTGGTGGTAGTGGAATATATAGTGAGCGGTGATTTCTTCCTTTAAGGCCGACCTGGAAAAATTCCAGAAGTTTTCTCTCGGACTCTGGGGATAGCTTAGCGCCTTTTACTGTAATGATATATCTTGGGACCGCTTTGTTTTCAAAGTAGTCTAAGTTATACTTTCCAGCAAACTCATTTCCTGCCATAGCATTTGCTGCTGCGACAATGTCTGGGATTCCGTAATAGTTATTGCGTGGAGTATACTTTTTGAAATGAATAACCTCATTTGGCCTATCGCTGCCGTCGGCAATTGGATTGGGAGTTTCCTGATCTCCAAAGTTACGGAAGTATACGGCCTTGCCATATAGCAATTGGATAAAACCGTCACGAAGACGGCGTACACGCATTGTCTTTGAAGGGATATGTCCAATATATCCTACCTTGCCAGATGTAGTTCTTGAAATTTCTAGATAGCCATTTCCTGTTGCTTCAACATCTGTGTAGAATTTAATCAAGGTTTCCTTGAATGTTTCTTCTTCATTACAAGCTTCTAGCCACTCATGTAGATCTTGACGAAGTCTATCAAGCTTGCGACGTGCTCTTTCTAACTGTGTGTCGTTATCAATCTCATCAATAGCATCTACTGTTTTGCGAGTCTCAATAAAGTCAAAGCCAAGTCCAACTACGTTTGATACTTTAGCATTAATTGCTGCATAGTTGTATGGGGATATTTCATAAATCTGAGATAGGTATTCAAGATTATATGGCGGCTCGATAAGATCAAACAGGGCATAGCCAGTAATGGCTTGTGCTAATAGATTCTGTTGCGTCTTTGTTCCATCAATACCCACAAACCTCTTTTGAATATTCCTGCTTAATTTACGGCGGAATGAAGAACCCAATCCAGATATCTTCTGTAACTCTTCGCCAGAGGCCATAAACACATCATTTGTTTTCGTAATAACTGTTGATGGTATGTGGAAATCGGAGGCAGTAAATGCCCTTAAGCCTGTATCTATTTCTTCGTTGTTATCTTCCATTAGTCCCATTTTATTTCTTCCTCTGCGCCTTTTTTCTATCGTCTTTATAAACGCCAATATCCAGTGGATCTGGAACTAGGCCCCATTTTAATCTTTGTTGCTGGTAGTCAAATTCTTCGTCATCAATTTTTCTATGACCTGATAAGAACTTTGGCTGCCCCTCATTAACCCCATATGATCTAACTTCTCTGGCAAGCATATCTATCTTGGCCCTATTGTTTTTCATTGCCGTTACAGATAAGAAATTGCCTTCGTCATCGCCGATCCATCTGCCATCGGGCATCTCCCAAACATAAATTCCAAGGGTGGTTTCCTCTGAAGGCATGGCAACATTTGTTTTTTTTAGGTCCATAGATGTTTATTTTACCACCTTTGTGGGCTTAAGTCCAGCTTTTTGTCAGGCAATATGACAAAATTATACGTTTTGGATTACGAGCCAGTCATTATTATATGATTCAACGCCATCTTCTGTCATGGTTGTTGTCGAAGAATCTGTAATTGAGGAACTTTGTTTACGTATATATAGGTCATAATTGGCTGCCGCCTGTGTAGAATTAAATGCAGTCTGATATAGGGCTATATATTGATATAGAGCTGATACTGATCCGCTGGCAGAATAATTAAATCTAATGTCATCTGATGCCGCCGACCCAAATACTATAAGCACATGGTGCAATTGTCCTGCCCTGAATATATTTGAGACATTTGTTTCTGAGCTTTTATTTACCCCATTTACATATATAGCTGATATGTTAGTCTTGGACATTGTTCCCGCCCCATTCCAGGATATATTGGAGGCGGCATATCCATTTATGGCGGCTGTAGAAATTAGTCCACTTGCGGTTAATGCCACGGGGGTATAGAAAAATTCTAGGGTTCGAATTCCTTTTGTCGTATTAATTTCAAATCCAGAATTAGTTACTGTCCTTAAACCATTTTTACTATTTCTTGAAAGTATGTCATATGGCAATTTGCCCAAAGTAATTCTATAGTCTGATAGTCCAGCATACTCTTCAAGTGTTTTCATATAGCTATTTCCATTATAGGCATACCTAGTTTGATTATTATAGAAAAGCATGTCTAGGTTAAATAGCCTAGGAATATATCTTGTTGTGTCTGTAGAGGTAAATATGATTCGTACATATATTGTTCCTGCCGCCGTAAAACTATTTAATGTATACCCTGGTATCTGTTGTCCATTTATACAATTGTTATATGTAACCCCATCTATACTTACTTGAACAGTAATTCCGTTATCACCATACCACTCAATTTTAGATGAATCAAATGTGGCGGAGGAAGGAATAGAGATAAAATCATTTAGAGTAATAGTGCTTGATGTTGCAGAATCTGTTTGAGTAATTTCAAGACAATCTAGATTAAGATTATGGGTTAATCCAGTTGTAACTAATTCATCCCACCCTTTGCTATAAGGATATTGGAATTTATATAATGATGACATTTCATCATCATACATTTCAAATAATTCCCCATCTGCTGGGTCTACTACCTGAATTGCTGGCAAAGGTTGGCCCTGTGCAAAATGATATGAAATTTGATTTTGAGATAGACCGTATCTATATACCGCCACGCTATTTACTAAAAATACATTTGAGTTATTAGGCGTAGGTCCAGTAATTAGATTTAAATCAGTATTTGTAAACTCAAAATTATTTAAGCTTTTTGTAGCGGCTAGTTCTCCATCTATATAAATTGATGCAGAGTTAACTGAATAAACCGAGGCTACATGGAAGGATTTATTTGTAGAAGGCAGTGTGTATTCTACAGAATCTGTGTCTAGTTTAAATACTATATTTCCTTTTTGATAAAATACTCCTACGTCTTCCGCCGAATCTCCTACTAAAGGAATTTCATCAGTTGAAGAAATTTGAGGGTGGAACCAGAATTCTATTGTAAAATCATTATCTGATGACGATGCCGTTCCAAATTGGCTAGTTGTAGATACCGCCGTATAATCTTTATCTATTGTGTAGGAAACATAACTTGAATCTGTAATTTTTGTAGCCCTGTTACATCCTACAGATAAAGGAATTAAATTAAGTTCTATTGATCCTGTATATGTGCTGTCATTTTCGCATCCAGAATAATCAAAGGCGGTAGAGCCAGAAGCCTCATCCAATGGATAATAGGCTATTGGATAATCATACAGAATAGATGACTTATATGACATACTTTCTCCAATGCTTTATTGCTACTGGATAATCTTTGATTACCTTTAATTGATAAGACATATAGCTCCACTATACTGTATATAGTTTACTAAAAGCCTAAGTAAGATTTGTTTTACTTAGGCTTTTAATTATTAAATTACTC